GAAAAGTAGTTACAATACAAGAAATACTTGTATAGAAGGGGAAGTAATATGAAAAGTAGTTACGTCCGAAATATATACTAAAAATCAGACGAAGGAGAAATAAAATGATACTTGAAGTGTTAAGATGGCCTGACAGCCAAGAAGTAATGCACGAAGATGGGTGGTTCTTTGTAACAGCCGGAGACAGTGAAAAAGACCCTCTTGGCAATAGCGCCTATGCAAGAATAGTAGATGATGTTGATGGGCTAATAGATGCATCCATTAAAAATCAATACTTGTATGAGCGCAGCCAGGTAAATGAAGTTAGCAATGACGAAGGATACAATCAATACAAGGAGTCGTTTGAAAGGTCTCAAGAGCATATGAGGATTGCTAAAAGTGCATTAGAGTTCCTATCTGGGCACCCAGCAACGTCTCTTAACTATCAATTCATAGCAGAGAAAGCACTTAAGGAGATGGATGAAGGCAACGAAAAAGAATCCGTGTAAGGTATGCAATGCAGTGGCCGAGCCAGTTGAGCTTTTTGGCAATGGCTGGTGGTGGGATCATAAATCAGATGTGGCTAATAAGAAAGGAGATACGAATATATCTTTACATAATACTCACGTGAGGCTGAAAGATACTAAATAAAAGCATAAGTAGTTGGCAATGCAAGGCAAGGGAAGGTGTACGCCCTAGCCTCACGTAAATAACATAAAAAAGGAGAACGTAAGATGAATAACAACGGAGTACAAGTAAAGCCAAAGAAAAGAAGAGCAAGGAGCCGTAAGAAAAAGGATATGCCCATATGGGACGGCAAGATTAACTTCAAGCTACCAAAGAAGTTCGGTAAATGGGTTAAATGGTAATAGGAGGCAGATCATGAAGGTAATAAATGTCAAGTCTTTAATGTTAAGCTCTGAAACAGAGTGCAATATGTTTGCCAATGCGTTTAGCAATGCGTACACTGTTAGCGAGAGGATTGGAGACGAAGAAGGAATGTCGTTTTATTCTTTCGCCATGAAGTGCGTGGAAGAGATAAGGGAATCTCTGGAAGAGATGAAAGATGTAGTGAAAGATGTTTAATGAGATACATTGCGGAGACTCAACATCGGTTCTAAAGAACATTGAAAGCGACACCGTAGACCTCACCGTAACTTCCCCTCCATATGACGACTTAAGGGACTATAAGGGCTTTATCTTTAACTGCCGTACATTGGCGACACAGCTATTCCGCGTTACAGCGCCAGGCGGTGTTGTTGTGTGGGTTGTTGGCGATTCGGTTACCAACGGTAGCGAGAGCTGTACAAGCTTCAAGCAGGCTATGTGCTTCGTGGGCACGGGCTTTAACCTTCACGATACAATGATTTATCAGAAGAGAAGCCCACTGCCTGCCAACATGGAGCACAAGCGATATGCCAGCGAATTTGAGTACATGTTCGTCTTAAGTAAAGGTAGGCCCAAGACATTTAACCCCATTATGGAGAAGAGCGTGCACGGAGGAAAGATGATGGTTCGCGGCTACAGGGAGAAAGATGGCACTGTACGTAAGGTAGAGACCGGTGTCAAGGAAGAAAAGATTAAAGGAAATGTATGGTGCTATGATGCGGGCTGGATGAAGTCAACGCAGGACGTGATTGCATTCGAGCATCCTGCCATCTTCCCTGAAAAGATAGCACGTGACCACATTATGACATGGACTAACGAGGGTGACATAGTTCTCGACCCAATGTGCGGTAGCGGGACTACCTGTAAGGTCGCCAGGGCACTGGGCAGGGGCTATATCGGCATAGATATATCCCCAGAATACTGCGAGTTGGCTGGGAAGAGACTTGCTCAGTGTGTAATTTCGTTTTGATAGCGTGTCTAACTGCTCGAAATTCGCACTTTCTTATGTCAGTTCGATATGAGATATCATTTTGTGAGATAGACAGCGATACAAGCGAAATTTAGTGCATATTAAATGTCCTAAAATCAATAAGATATGCCCGTTCTGTGCGGAGTCACGCTATAATCCGCTTACCGGCGGGTATGACGAGCTTAAACTGTTCTGCGGGCTTGCCCCACCTTCGTGGGATACAAGAGTCGGGTCTCTGCCAGAGTGTCCGAAGGTGATGACTAAATCAGCATTGAGAAAGTGGCAGAAAGAAATGAATGGTAATGTGCGTGTTAGGAGGTAGGGCTGTTATTTTAGTTTCTGTATAGAGACAGGATTTGCATAGCCAGTCCTTTGATATTGCTTTAACATTCTTGCCAGGTCTCTATACTTCATAGACTCTACAGACATTTTTTTCGACACAGGTTTTAATGCTTTTAATCCTTTTTTAATTTCACCCATTTCAAACACTCTATTGGCTTCCTGATAAACGTCCATATATCTTTCTTTAGATATAGTTTTATACAATTGATTCAAATTTTTAATTTCTTTTTCCACGCCCTTGGCTAATACTTTTGCAGTATTCCTACTTTCAATTGACTTTGATAGCATGCCAGCAACTATAGGGGAATTCTTCCCCAACACCCTCATACTAGACGCAAATGGCATTATCATACGCTCAATGTGTGCCGGGTTTAATTCGCCTGAAGGTAGAAACACAGGTGGTGGCTTCGTAAGCTGATATGCAGTAGACAATGCAGGCATTATGGCTGATAAAGGATTGCCCCATGCATCCATCGGGTACTGTGCCTGTGCAGGCCCAATTGAAGGGAGTTGTGCAGATGTAGGGCTAACACCAGGATAAAGCTCGGGAAGTGCAACACCTGTAGCCACAGGAGGTGCAGATTGCAGAAGCTCGTTGAGGCTAATCAGCGTGTTAATCTTATCGTGGGCTTCGTTACCGTTCATTGTGTACCAAATTAAGTTTGAGGAAAATTATACCCAATTTATATTCATTTACCAATATATCTTGATTTAACTTTAAATGGAGTTCCGAACTCTACCATACTTTGTTCGCTCGAAATGTTCGCTTTGCGCTTATTATAATATACTTCTGAAGCATAAGTATACTCAGGAAACAAAGTGTTTATAATTTTAGCACCTTTGTGGGAAACGGTCCTCATGTTATATTTTCCATATATTTGACCCCCATTACCTTTCTCCCCCTGCACAAAATCAAAAGTCTCACCTGCTATTTGGTACTCATATTTACCTTTACCAACAGGCCTTCTTCGTATTGTAGTTTCTCCTAATGCATTATACAGGTCTCTGCTCGCGATTGGAATAGAGACATCATATTCAATGTCCCATGAACGGCTAGCAAGGCGAGCACTTTGGACATTGCTCACATATTCCCATCCCTTTTCCGATGGGAAGTCAGGATTGGTGCTTGGAGTCCATCCTCCAACTCTATTTGCTTCTGTCTTTGCAAGATTTGTTAATTTATTCCAATCTTTTTTTGAAATATCAAGATGATAATCTTCTCCACTTCCACCTACATATCGAGCCATTAACTTAACCCCAAGCCAGTTCTCACCAAAAAGATTTTTAAGCACCCAGTCTGGTGCATACTCACCTAATTTTGAAACAGCTATTTTCCTTTGTTCTAAAGGAAGTTTGCTAATCTGTTCAATTGGGAAAATTGTTGCTATGTCAGCCGCAACAGATTGCAGCATACTATCAAGGTTTGCATTTGCAATCAGTGAGTCTATCTTGCTATGAGGGGAGCCGTTACCGTTCATTGTTCGCCCTTGCGCTCTCTAAGCCAATCAATAATTAATGGTTCAATTTCTCTATGAGTAATATACTCCACTGAACCAGGTACATCATAAGCCTTTCCGCCTTCTCCTTTCATCTTTTTGATAAGAGACTTTCTTGTTTCTCCATACTTCTCTGGATTCTTAAACATAACCTGATGTGCAAGTTCTGATACTAAAACATCGGGGCCACCCATACCTGGGAAATAACCAGGAGTTTTTGTACCATATATCATTCTAGGAGTACCAAATAAACTTCCTAAGGCTTGCTGTAATATATTAGGTCTATCAGAAAATGCAAATTCTCTAGGAGCTGTCATTGATCTTTTATATGGTCTCTCCTCTAATCTTGGGGCATCAGTTTTTCTCCATAAATCATATAAGGTTGCAGTGTCTGTTTCAACCCAGTCACCAGATTCATCTCTCCACCCAAATCTACTACCTTCAGGAAAGCGCTCTTGAAATGTATCAAGAGGAGTTCTAAAAACATCATAATACTTATTCTCAAAAATAGGTAGTTCACTTACATCACCAAAAAACTCCCTAACTTTACCCCTAAGACTTCTTTCTCCAAACAAGTCATTAATGTTCGCCTGTGCAATCAGTGAGTCTATATTACTATGGGCGCCGTTACCGTTCATAGCTCACCCATGCCGTATTTAGATTTATACTTATTAACAGCACCCCAAAAATCCCTCTCGCCTAAGATATATTTTGAGTCAATACCTTGCAGTCTAACCATATCATCATCATCCAAGTAGCGTCTAAATGTTATGTAGCGTGATTCCTTGCGCTTGCCTCGCTTCTTCCACGACTTTGGTATTGGGCGCATATTGGAAATAATGGATTTAATTCTGATCTTAGCCTCTACTCTCGCCCCGATAGGCGTATAATTCTCTTTCTCAAGTTCATTAGCAACGTATGCAACAGCAGCCCAATAAGCCTGTGCCTTGTCTTCACGATTGTCGGTCCAGAATACATCACGTATAGCCCGATAATATGGTGTCTTAGTAGTAGGCTGTGCCACGTCGCCATACGTTCTACGCGCACCGAAAATTTCTTCTTCAAACTGCGCCCTAAGCCTATTAAAATGTTTCACATCACTGAGCGGGCTCTTAGATAAATTGCGCCAAGCCTGTTGCGTGTGATTAAAAATCACAACATTTCTCTTTAACCAATCTACCCCTGCATCATATGGTTTCTTAGTACCACTCAAAATATATCCAGTCTCATTTGCAATAGAGCTCATTGTGCGGAAGATAACAGGCTCATACGTGTCAACAGCACCACCATATTCATCAAATGCATTGCTAGCCACCATCAAACCTTCACCCCTAATAAAGTTCATCCAATATCTTGCAGACGCATTCTTAAACCTATTCTTCTCACGCCCTAAAATATGATAATACATTGAGTATAATGCCCAACCAGTAGCAGTGCTGGCGGCAACATAACGCATGAGAGGAATTGGATTACCCTGTACAATCATAGGCTTAACTGCATTGTTGATCACATTCTCTGTAACACGATATGCAATACGATAAAACAGTGTTAATGGTTTTGCTATGGGCTTTGCCATCCAGCCAGGTATGAATGGCAACGAAGGTCCACCTTGAGTAACCAAGTGAGCCATCTGCCTTGCCTGTGTAATTTCACTTTCTGTAAATTTTGGTTGATATTTAGATATCTTACCATCCTTCTTGGCTATTGTATTCATACGCTTTACACTCTTGGATTCACGGGCAATAATTCCATCCACATTCTTCAACTTGAACGTAGTCTCAAGTAGGTGTCTTGCTGTGCTCTTGCTCATAAGTGCGGACGAAGGGGTTTTATTGCCAGTCAGCACATCCAAAGCTGTTCGCGCCGCAAAGTCACCAACAACAACAGAACGTATTCTATTTGAAATTTCGGTGGGGCGCATCAGGCCAGGACTAAATCTTGCATATGGCGCAGTAATAATTTCGTGTACACCTATTTCAGTACCGCCTATTGCCCTTGTAATTGCTACCCACTCTTTAACAGCACCAGGCCTAGCAAGAAAATCATTGTAAGCGCGCATCATATTGCTAAACCCAAATGCTGTATATATGTTCACCTCAGCAAGCATTGCATTTTTAGCACCACTTGTTGGAGATGAAAGCCCTATGTTAGATGTCAGCTTTGCCGCACTGCTAAAAAACCTTGACACTGGACCTGCAGGCTCCGTATTTGCCTGGGTTTTAACTTGTTTATATGCCCACCTGCCCCACCTGTCGCCCATCTCACTATTAACTTGCTCAAGCAGTGGCCGTATCTTTTTACCACCAACACCATCACGTCCATAATATTTATATGTAGCTGTTATGTGAGCAACCTGCTGAGCATAAGAACCAATAATCTTACTCATATCACGCTCGTATACATCTATTACTTTGCCAACAGTTCTCTTTGAGCCGTGTATGTCAGTTACAACATTACCCTTCTTGACATTGAAATTTGTGAGATCAATCATAACGCCTTCTGAGTCCCAAGCAAACTGTGGTGGTAAGTCTGCAACACGTGAATACTGCCTTCCAAATACACCTTTTTGCCCAGCCCATGCAGAATACTCGCTAAACTTAACCGCCGCAAGAATTACCGCCTCGTCTTTTGTAATCTTACCTGCTCTTAGTGCGCTCTGTATCTCTGGGTCCGAAGCCGCCACATGCTCGTGAACACGGCGCTTAAAATTATCGTCTTGATCTAGTGCAATTTTTGCCTTTCTCGTTAGTTGTAATGTAATATAGTCAGACTGATGTGCGTGTTCAACCTTTCCAACCTTAATCTTATTCCCTCGCTGGTTAACAACCTCATCACCAATCTTTATTTTTTCATTTACTAAGCCCATTACATCGCTATCATTCTTGAGCTTAATAATATTACCTTTCTTATCATATACTGAAAATATTGGAGCATAAGAATAATTTTTCTTTACCAGCCGGCGCACCTCAACGCCGTTCATCGCCATCTCGGTAAACATCTCATTATAAAACGCAGTCATTAATTCTTTGGCAACCTTATTATTAGCCTTTTGTTTATCACTTAAATTCTTTGGAACAAAATCACCGAACTTATCGTTTAAAACGCCTACATTAAGGTCCTTCAATGTAATCTTGGTACCTGTTTCCTGGCCTGTCACCTCCTTGAGAATACTATCTATTTCAACCCCCCTACCAGAAATTCGCTGACGCATTAATTCAAACGGTAGCATTTTATCTCGTCCAATCTCTATCATAGCACCATTCTTGGTGAGCATCATAGTTGTATGGACTGGAAGTGTGTGCTTTGTAACCTCGTCAAGAAACTTTTTAGCTTTTAGCGATATCTTTTCAATGGTACCAAGCGGTGCTCTTACTGCAAATTCCCTTACCTGCATTTTAGATTTAGACTCAGGTGTTATGGTCTCATTCCAAAAATGTAGCTGCTTACCAGTCATATTTGTAGTTGAGCCCTTACTCTCTGGGTATATCTCTGTCATCAATTCCTTGACTTCTCCTATGGGGGCATCAACCTTCTCCATATTCCCCCTAACCTTACCTCTATACCTATTCCAACTACCCCAAAGCCCTGGCTGCTTCTCTTTACTTGGGATACTTTCAAGCCCTATAACGCTAAACTTTCTCTGAACAGGCATCATTACCTTGCCTGGGATACCACCAATTCCCTCTATCGCATTCTTAAGTGCTATCCTTCGTATTTCATATTCAGATGGCCTTCGTTTGTATGGACCAAGCTCAAATGAAACTTGCTTTTTACCTGCAGTAGTGATACGTCCCTCTGCAACCCATCCTTTTTCCTTGGTGCCTGTAACCTCATATGTTATACCAATCTTAGACCGTTTACCTGTAGCCTCATTGGTTGTTATAATTGCGTCATCTACATATTCTACTGTTTTCTTACCTTCTTTATTCTTTACACCAAATAATTCATTAAACGCTCCAATTAATCGCGGGGACGAGACATCAACTTCAATGCCTTCCTTACCCTCGCCCAACTCAGCCTTATAAAACCTAACCTTACCCTCGCTAGCAGGCTCCTTGGTAACTTTAATCTCTGTTGTAGGGCCAGAAACAAACTCATATTTAGACTTAAACTTGGACAATGCATCACTTGCAGACTCACCAAAAATTCTCTTAACTTCGTTGGTAGCGAGGTCATGATACAGAACCACGCCTTTGCCATCAGACCTAGAATATACCTTCAAAAGGTCTATATCACTATCTGTCTCCTTTTCTTTGTATATCTGCTGTTTCTCTGGTGACCTTACTTCTTTAAATTCTTTGCCTGTCGCCTTTTGAATTGCAGTGTCTACAACATTTGTGCCAGCTTTAACAATTCTGTTAATCTCAATAGGGTCTCTATAGCCGGCAGCCTCTAGTGCAACACGCATTTGTGATTCAACGCCAACCTTATTTGCCCCCTTCATTGCATAGTGAAACGCCACAAGCGAAAGACCGTGTATTAAACGCTCTTCAACCGTCATATCAGACTGACCAAGGTCACTACCAGCACCAATGCCGAGCAACATACCAGCCTCGGCAGTATGAACACCGGCGGCGACTAATGGCTCATCGACAAACTTGGGGAATTGCTTGTATATTCTCAGCGCGCCAACACTTGTGAACATCAGCGATTGTATGGCTGAGCTTGTAAGCGACTTGAGACGCGTTTCCATGTCTGATGCTGGTGGAAGGTAAAGCTGGCTATGTGCGCCAAATGTAAGTAGATTACTAACGCCAGCATTATATAGTTGAGCGGCCTGAGGGCCCCTTGCGGCAGTTAAACTTAACACATTCTTAAGGTGTGTAGGGCTCTTACCAAGTATACCCTTGCTTGCCATGCCAAATGCTGCAGTTGCCTCGGTAAATTTTTCAGCCTTAACAAGCTCTCTCGCCATTACAAAACCCTCAGCACCCTTACCTGTCCTCATAAGCATCTGAGACCTTGCAGCAACCTGTGCAGATTTACCGCCATTAATTAATTTTTGTGCCTTGCTCGCAGTAGAGACCATCTTAGATGTACCTCTAACTGCCTTATACGCCTTACCTGCCTTTAATACATACGCAGGCGCTCCTGTACCACCAGTCAAAAAGCTAATACCTATAAAACCAAGACCGGTGCCAATCAATCCGCCTAGCACTTCAGATATGACCTGCCCTGTGGATTCAGCTTTTGGTAAATCTGCATTAACACCGAATGGAACAAGACCTTCAACAAATCTCTCACCGAAGCGCGTCCAATTGCTTACAGATTTGATTGGTTCTGATGTTATTGCACGGTGGGGAACAAAGGGAATATATAGAGCTTCACGCTCCTTGCGAGCACGCTCTAGTAAATTTATATCAAATGAGCCTGAAGTTATGCCGCCAACGTCTGGGAAGACTGAAAAGTCAAGGGGCATTTTTTTATCGCAGGCCTATTTGCTTAAAAAGCCATTCTACTTGGTCTGTCGGCCATGGGATTCCTTCTGAACCGGAAATCAACTTTGCAAGTGCTTCAGCTTGATCGAGTTCTTTTTCTTCTTTCGGTTCCGGTTTCGTTTTTTTCTTAGGCGGTTTCGTTTTGATTGGGGTTGCACTTTTTACATCACCCCTATCATCAAATTCAAAAGTATGAGTTTCTACAGCCAGCATGAGGATATCATCCGTAGTACCAACTCCCTCGCCTTCTAAGTATGTCTTTAGTCCTGTTATTTGATTTGGCGTAAGGGATGATAATGGGCTTACTACCTCTATGCCAAATTTCTCTTCAGTCGCTTTAAGTACACCTGACATAACATCTTGAAGTCGGTTCTGCGTTTCAACTGCTGCTTCCAACTGGTCTTTCTGTTTTGGATTTAAATCACCAATGGGTATGCCAAGAAAAGTATCAATCTCTTCTTGTACAATACCAGCTAATGAAACTATGCTTGCAATGTCCATCGTTTCAGGTCTTTCTCTTTTTATGTATTCATCAATTCCGGGTATTGCAAGCCTTGGGTCTATATTTACCATCCTGTATAGCGGGTCCTCTTTAGGTATACCAGAACTCGTAAAGACACCTAAAACTTTCTGTTGAAGGCCAGCACCTTCTTTCTTGGTAATCTTTTCTTCAAGAATTCTTCTTTGGTTATCATTAATAGATGGTATTGCCAATGCCGTCTGCAAGCGTTCAAGTGTTAAAGTCGGGTCATTATAGTTACGCTTCACAAAATAATTTATATAATCTTGGTCTGACTGGTATGCTCTAGACATATCAATTCCACTAGAGGCAAGCTTACCTCCTTCTTCTGTCTCCCAATCGTGCTTACCTAAAACGGCGGCAAACTCGTCACCTTTAAGGCCAAAATCGCCCAAATGATTAAGCACAGAATAATCCCTTTGAATTGCTTGATTATGAAAGATTTTCTTGTTCTGCTCTATCTGGCGCATCTGTTCAGCGGTATATCTTTTCTGCTCCTCAGTATCCTTTGTTGTCTGCCTCGCCCTGTCTAATCTATCCTGCTCCCTATCATATGCAAGTTCCTCGCGGCCTTGCTTGCCTTGTTCCAAAACATACAACAGTCTAATAATATCGTCGATATCAAAAGATGGTTGGTATTGTATTACTGCCATTAGATTTTCCTTTTTTTCCAGAACATATTCATTGTACTATAAAAGTCATTACCATATGAGACGTTCCTATTAAGCCATTCTTTTCTCTTTTTGCAACCGCCACATTCCTTTATCTTACCGCGCGAGGCAGATTTAATCAATGTTGATACGGTATCGCCTAGACCTCTACTCACTATGGACAGTCACTCTCATCCCATACACAGGTACCATCACTACATGTTTGCATACCTATACTATTGCAATCCATTCCTGCATCTTGCTGTTCTTCAGTTAATATAACTGTATAATCACCACCACCATTTGGAGATGCCTCGTACCCACCTGCAACACCAAGCAATCCTTGTAGCCAGTCAGCGGCACCGCCATATGCAGTACCAAGTCCAGTCTGGAACTGACGCCCTGCCTGTCTCGTCAGACCTGTAAGCTTCTCTGTTGCAGTGCCTAATACATTACTAAGTAATGATTCCTGGGCGCCTCCACCTGCGAACCCGCCAGTGACTTCTCTCGCCTTTTGAGCACCTGGTAGTAATCCTGTTCGAATCCCTCTTGTGCCAAGACCTATATCTTCACCACGTTGCCTTTGAAGGCCTCCTATTGCAGATGTAAACCTATCAAGATTAAATGGACCATAAGCACTAATTGACTGTAAAGCCTCTGATGGCAAATTAAGCAAGCTCATTATATTCCCAGGATCAGCACCGTATAATTGTTCTGCCGATGCACCAAAGCCAGACAACATTTGACTTGGATCGATACCTGCTTGCTGCAATGCATTCATTAACACCTGCATAGGGTCGCCCTGACCTACTGTATATCCACCCTGACATTGAGCTACGGCACCCCCATGCTCAAAGCCCTCTGAGTATACCTCTATATACTCTTCAACATTAGGGTCCCATTCAAAAACTACTTTTGTATTTATATGCATTTTATTTATCCTATTTAAATTTTTACTTAGGCTACCCAACTATGTAAGCGTCAGTAACTCCCTCATGGGGGCCCACCAACCTGTACAACATCCGCAGGATCGACAGTCCCCGTCGGGCGACCAAATAGTTGTTGAAACCAACCTGGCTCACCTGTCTCCTGAAAACTTCCACCGGCCAGGATAGACGCCATCGCAGCATTAGTAAAAATTGACTCTGTAAACTGCTTATTCCAAATATCCCTTTGCAGGTTAATATCACCTTTCCTTCTTTTAACCTGTTCGACGCTAGGCACTAACCCTGAATACGCCTGTGCAGCCTTAGGCAACATATCCTTAATTTTTCCTATATCTCCAAACTTAGCGGCTGTTAAACCACCGCCAAGCAATGCACCACCACCAGCCTTAAGCGCTGCAGAAAGCATCGACCCTACACCAGGGAACGCCGCTGGAAGCAAAAAGGAACCAGCTAGTGCAGCCAATTTTCCAAACTGCTCACGCTTCATTTGCCTCTTAGAGCCAGCAGTTTCCTCAACATCTAACCCAGTCAAAAACCTTTCAAGCTCTCCTGTAGCTTGTGTCTGACCTCTTTTGAATGCAGTTTGACCTAAGCCAAGCCTCGTTCTCATAGTGTCTAAAAATTGCATTAATTCAGGTGGCATAATATATCTCCTTTATCCTAAAAACCATCCACAAAAATATGTATTCAACCATGACCCACCGGTCACATCTGTTTGTTGCGTCCCACTGGTTTGATATACTTCAACGCTGGCAGTATCACCCTTATCCATATCTGCCACAGCGGTTATACTAAATGTATAGTAATTCAAATCGGCAGAATAATTTGGGTCTATATAACTTACATAATACCTATTTGATGTGCTAATTCTTGCCCTATATCGCGTTGCTGCTGCATCTAATTCCTCAAGAGTAACATTAGTAGAAAGCAAATATAATCCATTCTTTGGTGCTGTAAATGTATCTGATGCGAAATTATGAGTACGATCAAACACCTCAGTATCGAAATCAATTGTTACCCAACCGTCGATAGCAATATTCGCATCACTGGAACTATTGTAAGCGAGGAATGCCGTCTGACCAGGTGCTGTAAACATACGACCAACAGATAAATTATGACCAACGTCTAACGATTTCTTAACATGCTTATTACCGTCTTCTGTAAGCTCCATGTACCAATCTATACCACCAAGCTTAACATAATATCTCAGTGGGTTTCCACCAAAAAGGGCAAATACATCTTCACCTTCACTTAGATTTGGTGCACTGCGAATAAAAGAAGTATCTTTCTTACTCGTTGCACGTAATAATCTTTCCTGTCTTGATGGCATTAGCTAACTCTCTTATAAATTGGTCTATATTCAATGGATATATCATTAAAGAACATTTTAGCATCTGTAGCTGGGTCTAACTTAAAGCGAATACTCTGACATTCTTTTGGGGTAGCAAAAGAATGGACAGCTACATCCCAATTAGACGTACCGCCAGTCCATGTGCCAGTAAGCCCGCTATTGCTAAACGATGTATTACCATCTATAGCCCAATACATATCATCTGCTTCATTCCCAGAATCTGTCTTTTTGTATGTCGTATAAACCTTATATACCTTTTTAATACGTCCGACATCCCCAAAATCAATATCTTTTGTTACAATTTCAATATTACCTACTTCAGATGAATTATTATTATACTTAACTACAGTGCCAGTACCTGACGTATGTGCACAAACTAAATCCTTATTGTAGTCTATGATAAAATTAGTTTGAATTTTGTCGTCTGTAAATATAGCATCACCATATGTCCACGATTTGGTTCTAACATCATAAATATATACATCACCATCGCTAGATGCAGAACTATCTCTTAGAACAACAATCTGCTTATCCTTGGGAAGGTACCCAACCATAGAACTATCCGTTATGAATTCGCTCCAAGTCTCATTATATAAACCCAAATTTGCTTTCGTATCAGAATCCCTAATTTTTCCATCAATTAAATTTACTATATTGCTACCATCAAAAAGATAGCATCCGCTCTCATTAATCCACACTATTCCAAATTCAGTCTTGAATACCGCCGATGGTAGCTTAACGCCCATATATTTATGGGTAGCCTCAAGAAACCAGTTGCCTGGCGATGGAGAAGAAATATTAATAATAAACAATGTACGTTGCTTAAATGCAAAAAGCCTATCAGCATACTCCTCCAGTTTAACATATTCCTCCGCATCACCCCTTATAACATCAATAAAATAACTGCGCGGGAAAGTATCAAATCTATTAGCAGGAGAATACATAATCCTATCACCCATATGAATTACTTCACCAAATTTATTTTTTGTTCTAACATTAGCAACAAACACACGCCTATTGGCAACTATAGCGGTCTTGTATCCTTCGGCGGCACCGCCAATAGAAATAGATGCCTCGTCATTAGAAAATCCATTTAGTATCTCATATGTTTCAATATTTGGAGATGCACTCATAACTGTATTTGAATAAACTCGTACGGCTGTACTGCTGGCCCAAGCCGTATAGTCACCATCAGGCTTAGCTCTCGCACCATCTCGCATACTTATATCAAGCAATAGAGTCCAAGGCTCATCAGTACTATCTTCCCTTACATATATTCTTGCACCACTTATTCTTTCGTCAAATGCAGATGTTGCTCTAACGTCCAAATCAAGTTTATCTCCATCATCAGGCGAAAATGTATTATTAGATGTAGGCACATACAATAAAGACTCCTGTGCGCCATCGTAGATAAAACTACTCGCAATTTGATATGTTTTATTTAGCCAGTCACCGCCGGTGGTCGCATCATCTACTTTAATTTGAAATCCTGTACCGGCACTTGGATAATCGCTGGCATGAATTACAAGTTCTGTTGGCGCATCTAATGTATTAGTATTTTCAAACCACCCTGTATATGTATCTCTTGAACCACCTGCACCTTGAAAATGTGTACGCTTTATATACCCATACCATTTAGTTCTATTAAGGTCCCCGAAATTACCGTCTGACACTCTTAATGCTTCATCTACAAAATAAAACACACCCTCTACACCCGCCGTTCCATTACCGCTAGCAACAGATTCCATATTAATGGCAGTTGCAGACCATGAATCACTTGTTTTGTCGTATAAATCAACCTCTGCATTCGTAGCATCAACCATTGCAAGCCAATCTTCTCCAGAATCATCCACGCCCTTAATAACAACATCAGCCGTGCCAGACTCATCTGTAAACTCAGCCTTTTGTGTAATAGTAAGTTTATCAGTTTCTACAATTAGGATGGTAAAATATCCATTATTCCCAGAATTAGATGCCCCAGAAATAGCAATCACCATACCCACAACAAAGCCATCTGATATAAAACTGCCGTTTGCCGGCTTTGATACCGAACTAAATGCCGGGTCAGCATCATTAAATGTTGCTGTTATAGTAGCAGTAACATCCTTCTTATGGTCTGATGCAAAATAAAATAGCCCATGCCCGGCGGTAAGTACTGCCACATTAGCAGGAACATCTCCGTGCGTTGCCTCAGCACCAATACTTCTTATCGCACCATCTTGATCGCACATAATATTTTGACAGCCAGAAAGCTCGTCATTGCCAATATCCCTAGGGTCTTTATATGTATTAATCCCACGAAAGGAGTTGAGTGTTAGCATCTGCTTAGGCAATTTCAGTCACTCCTTCACCGTTCACCTGAATGTGCCCGTGAATTGCTGGTCCGTGTACCTTTAGAGTCTTGTATTTGTACTTCTTAGGGTTAGAGCTATAGATAAAATGCTCGCAGAACCGCTTAATCTTCTCGACTTCCTCTGGGGTATAGATAGACTCACCGCCTGACGGCTGAACCCTGAAATCAAAGGCGCGGTAATACATATGCGTAGAGAGCTTATTATCGCCACGATAGGCACTAGTAATGACTAAATCTTTATCCATTTCCTGTGCTATATATCCGCTCAGAGCATAGCATATAACCTGTAATCTGTCATCTAACACATCAAACTGTTCCTTCAGCTCGTCGTACTTGAATTTAATCATTACTTCTTCTTCTTCTTAAGTGAGGTAAATAGAGATTTAAGTGCATTAATTACGCCCGCTTGGTTCTCAATTCTACCAGCAAATGCTACGCCAGTCAATGCTCCAATAACAGCCCAAATACCTTTGAGCATTTCGTAGTCATTAGGCCACCAACCAAATGCATAGCTAAGCGTAAATCCTGCACCAGCTATAATACCAACTTCAGATTTACCACCTACATACTTTCTTATTGCTTTAAGTACTAAGTACATTTATTATCTCCTATTTGAAATTACTTTTAATCGCAAAGAAAGCCGTGCTGACTATCCCTGCCACCATTAACCACATTACCTTGAAGGTTGACTTTCGGAAGTGAGTATTTCTCTCTACCGCACCCTGTAAGCCTAAATCTTCGTGCTTCTGAGGGTCCCCCATCAGACAAACCTTAATATCCTTAACATCAATCGCTAATTCCTCACGCTCTTTTCGATGCTCCGCAAGAACATCCAAAATTGTGTGTAATTCTTTTCTTTCGTTTCCATTCACCTTCATTTACCACTATTTAATTTACCTTTGATATAGTTAATGTCATCTGTCATATCATTTATCTCTTGAATCAATTGTTCGTGCCGTCTGTCTCTTGCCTCATCACTGCGATTCCAGCGATTTATTAGGGCGATTACTTTCTCGTTAATACCTTTCAGTTTGCCCATAAGCGTTTTAGTGAGGAATGTAATGAGAATACCAAGAATAACAGCTGAAAGGCCTGTGAATCCGTACTCTATCCATATCTTATCCATTAGTTTCTCTTTTGTTCAATCCATTCATAGCCTCTACCTATTATTATAGTCTCATAAGTCTCATGGCTGAGACAATATGACTCTATTACTACCTGGCCTTCATAATATGATTCACTTAGGATATACCTATGATATGAGCCGCTATCATCTTGTAAGATCATTGCTCCAGATGAAGTACCTATCTGAGAACAACCTGCAGTTAGTGCTAGTATTAGGAATATCGTCCATTTCATTTTTATCTTCTATCATTAAGCCACTGCCTTACTAGTCCCACCAGCATCTTCTTGAATATACCGAATATCAGTAGGGTAAGAAGTGCTGACCGTATATCGCCGTAGCGAAACATCATTAGCACAATTATCGTTCCTACAGTTGACACCCCCACATCCGCAGTGATGCGACTGAACTTTGATTTCGATAATTGATTCATTCTTCATTGTTAAGCAGCTTCTTCGGCAACGTCTAAACTTCCTTTAAGCATCGTAAAGAAATGCTCTCTTCCACCCTGCAACTGAGCTACATTGAACTGTGCACTACGTAGCTTATTATCTAAGTCTGCAACATGGTTCACCATATC